CACTGGGTGAGTTGCACCTGAAGCTCCTTGAAAAGGCTCTGTTCTATTTTCATATTTAAATCCTAAAAGATCTAAACCTGTTTTGTAAGACTCTTCCCAATCTTTTCTAGATGCTTTGTAGTCCATGTAATTGTTAACCATGTCACCACCAATAGGCTCTAAAATATCTTCTGGTAATATGTCTGCTAAATTATCAAAGTGTGATTCTGTTCCTGGTATGTTGATTGCACCAGGTTTAAAGTCGATTGTTGCTCCACCATCTTCTTCAGGTATAACTTCTACGGGTGGTTTTTCTACAATGTCTTCTTGAACGTCAACCTGTAACTCTTCCTCTGAAGGAACTTTTATTTCAGTACGAGTGTTAGGGAGTCCTTTATCTATATCTGCCATTTAATACTCCTATAAATTAATACCACGTTTCATTAGTGACCGCAACCCTTGTGAGTCTGGTCCTCTTTCTGGTGGTGGGCCTGACTTATCTCCACCTGATAAACCTGCAATACCACCATTTGAAAACTCACCATAACTAAAATTAAAATTTGGTAATGATAATTTTGCTTTCTCAGCTCTTTCAGCTGCAAGTTTTGCTTGGTCAGCTGCAACTGCTTGTTCAACTAATGGTAGTTGTTCAAAAGCTGCTACTTTTTCTTGTATGGGTTCAAGAGTATCAGAATCAAGAAATTTTTTTGTAGCATCTATTATGTCTTTTTGTTTTTTTTCGTATATTTGTGGAAATTGAAATTCATCATCTGGTCCTCTAAACTCATCCGCTTGTTCAGATATTTTTTCAAACGCTTTCTGTGCTTTATAAAATTTTTGAACGTTTTTAATATTACTTGTATCGTATCCAAGTTCTATTGCTTTATCTAATAAAACTCTTTGATCAGATTTACCTATCAAATTAAAAGTTGAATCTGCTAAAATATTTGCAGGTGTCTTACCACCTCTATATCCCATGTATGCTATTGGCAATGCAGCTACAGCTTCGAATGCTAGAGCACCTGGACCTAAGGTACTAGTAAAAAGTGTTTTTACTGCATTAAGTTTTTTAGCTGTTTTAAGAGCTTGAGCAGATTTGTTTGCAGTTTGAGTTTTTAAAAGTTGTTCTTGTTTTTTAATATCATGAACGTAAGAAAGTGGATTATCACATCTACCTAGTCCACCACTGTTACTTGCGTATCTACATTTAAAACCAAGTTTTCTTAAATTTTCAGATAATTTTTTATTTAAATCTTCTTTAGCAATTTCTGATAACATTTTTCCTTTTTCAGAACCAACCGCTGTTCCTTTTAATTGTGTTCCTGCCTCTGTTGGTGCAATCGCAATACTGGGGTCAGGTAATTTTTCTTTAATCATTAATCCACTAGGATCTAAAACTGTTGCTACGACATTTAATCTAGCTTTTGTGTTTGCAAATTCTGGAAATTGTTTTCTTAGTGCTCTATCTTTTCTTTGAAGTTCTGCAATCTTATCACGTTTTTCTTGTGTAGATAATTTTTTATTATTTTGAGTTTCATAAATTTGTTGAGATATCTCGACTATTTTTTTCTCAAAAGGAAAATATTGTTTTAAATTTATTTCTGCTGGTAAATAACCTAAATTTTTTAAACTATCTAATTCAGATAAAGATAAGTGTGATAATTGATAACCTCCTTTACCAGATAATTTTTTTAAAATAGTAGGATTAGATTTTGCTAATTCTCTAGCTCTTCTATCGTAATAAGCTTGCGTTGCGGGAACTATTCTTTTTTTTCCACTTGATTTATATTTTAGTTTATCACCATACTTATCTTGTTCTTTTCTAGTAACAACTTCTTTACCAGAGAATTCACTATCTCCTCTTAAATCTTTTTTATTTTGTTCAAATAACTTACCATCTATTTCTATTGGTGGTGCGTTATCGATTGCTTTTTGAACTTCTTCTAAACTACGCATAGGCGCGTATTGATTTCTACCAGGTGTTTGACTATAAAAAGTTCCAAACCTATTTGATGTTTTATATATGTGTCCAGTTTTTTCGTTGTATATAGGACTAGTGGCTGATGATCTATTTACGCCTTTTATCTTTTTTTTAAAACCATCAATTATATTTGTAACTGTTCTTCCTTTATATTCTTTTTTATCTGCTATTTTTTCAAAAGAAGTTCCATAATCTTTTTTAAATGCATCTTCGATTATTTTTTTTCCATAAGTTTTTTTAAGCTCATTGTAAGCGTTTAATCTTCTTTCCAAATTCATTTTTTCAAAACCACCTTTCTTAAACGCTTTCCTAAACCCAATACCAAACGCTTTGTCATCGCCACGCATACCGCCACCTATGGATAACTCACCACCGCCCACGTCGAATTGACCACCGGCAGAGATTTCATTGGAAGGTCCAAGATTTAATTGTAAATTTTCTGATATAGGAATTTGTGCAGTAACACCTGGAAACATTCTTCTAACAACTTCTCTTATAGCTTCTTTAGGATCACTAGTTTGAAAACCCCCTGGTTGTTGTCCCTCGCCTTCGTATACTGTATCTAATTCTAAAATTTTTTTATAGAGATCCACACTATTCTCCTAGCATGTAGGCAACACCACCTGATGCATTTAATTGTCTGTCTTTTGTTTTAAGATTCTTAATAAGTTGTTCCATCATCATAACATCTTTTTGACCAGACCCTGCTGGCACCGGTGATTTAAAAGAACCTGGAGGAAACATCATTTCAACAGCTTTATCACCATAACCCTCAGAAGCCATGTTCATAGATTTTCTTAAATCATCTTTTGATTTTTCAAACCCTTGTCTTGATACAATCATTTCTTTTACAGTGTCCATTAACTGAATTCTTTTTTCTGTCATGTCAGCTTTTAATTTTAAAAACTCATCTTTAGACATTATTCTTTTAGCTTCGTTTGGTAATGCTTTATAGTTTGTAAGTCTTAAATATTCTGATGGACTTATGCCTTTATCTTTTGCGAGGTTTGTAAGTATAACTCTTAAAATTCCACCACCTGATAATAAACCAACTCTACCACCATCTGCTTTTTTAATTGATGGTGCTTCCGATGCTGACTCTTCTATAATTTCTTT